CTCAAGATCTTCAAAATCAAATTCATGGTAAACTTATAAAGCAAAAGCTTGAATCAATTGAATTTCTTACAAATATGCTTGCAGTAACGCATAAAGAACACAAAGAAAAAATGCTGAAATATTTACAAACAGGAAAAGAAGATGATAAACCTGATAATTGGATTACTGGCCCATCCTCTTATAAAGGAATTCTGGAAGCTATACAAAAATTAACCGGTGAAGACAGAATCACTACTCAAAAAGTTAAATCTGAATCAAAAGTTACTGTTGAATCTAATCAACCTGTTCAGCAATTCATTTTTGTTGATGATAATAAGCAAGATATTTTATTAAAAAAACTATCTAAAGAAGAATAATGGACGACACCTCAATAGCCCTTACTGAATCAGAAGTTAAAGAGCTTCTATTTAAAAAACTTAAAAATAGAGATCAACTAAGACGTTGGTGCAAGACTTTTTTAGACGTAGATCTTTCTGACTGTATTGTTTCTAGATTTTCTACGTCTACTCCGTTAGATATGGTATGGGATATTTATAATTTTTGTGCAACTAGCACTCCTGATACTTCTCCATTGACCACTATATACGTTGCCGGTCGTGCTAGTCAAAAAACGCTTTCGTGCGCTGTACTTCAAATTTTGTTGCCATTATATTCTTATTTCAAGAAATTTGCCACTAAAAAATATATTAAAGATTATTTAAAAGATCAGCCTAAAATTTCTAAAACTATTTTCGTAATAAATCAAAAAGAAATTGAAGTTGAAATATTGCCGATTACTGAAGCAAGTGTTCAAGGTCCGCACCAACCTGCTGTATCTATTGATGAACTTTCGTCTTTAGCGCCCAATAAATTAGCAGCGTATCCCTCTATTTCTGGTATTCCAATTTATACTGAAGATCAAAAACCATGGGTTCAATTTGGCATTTCTTCGAGAAAAGGCAGATATACAATTATTGAAACAGAATATGAACAAAAAGATAAAACTGGAACAATTTTTAAATTTTGGACGGTTTTAGAAAATACGCAAAAATGTCCGGACAAGATTTCAGGTGTTGAAGATTATTCATATTATGTCAATATCAATGAAAATAAAGCTATAACGGCAGACGAATTCTTGTCCTTAGATAACAATGAACAAGGAAAATATGAAAGAGTTAATGCCAAAAAGGGCTGTTTTCAATGTCCCATGAAAGTTGTTTGCGGTGGAGATGCAAAAAAACAAACATCTAATTGTAGAAGTTTGAAACCTATACAAGCCACAATAACTGAATTTAAAAAATCTGATTATGAATGGTTTTTATCTCAAAAAATGTCATTACAACCTTCTTCAGAAGATCTTGTATATCCAAAATTTTCGAAAGAAATTTTTGAAAAAACTCCGCGAGAAATGTATGCAATTTTTACAGGTAGAGATCCAAATCTTGAAATATCGGAAGATGACTTAATTAGAGAAATGATTAAACACAATGTTAAGAAATATGCCGGAGTTGATCATGGATATACACATCCCTTTGCAATTGTTATAATATACGAGGATGCAGTTGGTAATATTTACATAATGAAAGTACATGAACAATCGGGATTAGAACCTCCAGAAGTAGTAGAAGTAGTTCAGAAACTCAAAAATAAATATCAATTTACTCACGTTTATCCAGATACAGCTTCGCCTGCAATCAACAAGATGTTGTCAAAAATCATTAGAGTTGGTGATGATTTTAATAAGAGTCCATCAGACGGCATAGCTTTAATAAGGCAAAAGATGTGTCCAAATTATGGACCTACGAAATTATATGGTTTAAAGGGCAATTGTGATACTTTAATAAACAATTTTGTTAAATACCATTTTGCCTATGATTCTGGTGGTAAGTTGACGGATAAAGTTGTCAAAGAATTTGACGATTCTCATGATGCCCTTTCTTATGCTGCCCAAAATAGGTGGAATAAAGGTAAACCCATAGTCAACGATTCAGCAGCAGCGGTGCAATCAGCTCAAGATCATTTCAATCCTAAACCAGAAAATGAGCAAACTTATCAAGAAAAAGTCAAAAAGCAATACGATAATTGGCTTTCACAACAAATTAGACAATCAACTCAAGAACAAGGTGGAAGTACCGGTATTAAAACATCAAAATCTAAATCACACTTTTGGGATATTGATTAATGAAATCAATGGGTTATGAGAAAATCTTAATTTTTGAGTATTGAGGTAAAGTATGGCGAAATTGAATTTACAAGTTAACACCATTTCCTACTCTGATATAAATCCTAGTAATAATCCAAATATTCGATCATTTGATCTACAATATAAATTATTAGGTGTAGATTCCAGTAATCCAAAATCTGAAGAGTTTTCAGTAGCTCCTGGAGAAACTCGTACTATTTTTAATGGTGTTAGGTCTACGGCAATTGATAATACTACTGCTTTTACGATTAGCAGGCCGGATATTTCGTTAAATATTTATCGATTTACTAATTCTAGCGGTACACCACCCGCTTTACGTACAGATCGACTCCCTGGTGTAGATAATACTTCTCAATTTACTGTATCAGTTAATGGTCCCTTATCCACATATACTTCTTCTGGTGGAACACTTTTAAATACCACAAACATTATCGTAGGAGATATTCTTAAAATTGATACTGGAGCTGGCTTCAGTCAGTCGAATAGTGGAAGATTTGTTATATTATCCAAAACCTCAACATCTATAACTGTTCAAAATTTAAATGCAATAACTGAAGCTATTACTTTATCAGATTATACTCAGTTTTTGATTTACAGTAATGGTGGATCAAATAATCAAACTCAAATTAATGATAAAGTAATAATTAGTGGAGGGTTTAGTCCTGCTACTCAAGGAACATATACGATTACTGAAGTTACTCCTAACTATTTTGAAGTGGCAGCCGCTAATCCTATGGGTTTACCTATTGAAACAAATGTAATAGTTGGATCATCCGGAGTGATTTTCTATAGTTCTGCTAAACAGTTTGTGATGATTGCCGCACAACAAAAATGTAGCGTTCAAAACAATGCAGATACTTCAGACAATACTATACTTGAGCCAATCGTTGTTAATAATCCAGAAAAGCCAGCGCTTTATATTAAGAATGGAACTACTTACGCTCTTTCTATTAAGAATTTAAGTTTAGATACTTTAGACGTAGTTGTAGCAAGTGCTGAATAAGGCAGTGTATGAGCGACGAAAATAATAAGTCAAAATCAATGCCAACCTCTGACCATTTACCGGCCCCCAACGATAAAAGATTTACAGCTATAGAGCTTAATAGTGATACTTCTCCAGAATCAAACGATTTGATTGGTCAAGTCCTGCTCGAATTGAAAAAAAGTCAAGACTCAAAAGCTGCAAAAATAGCTAAACTTTCCTTTGAAGTAGATCCACAAAAAACATACAATTATGCATCAGTATATCAGAGAAGAACTAACTTAATGCCTCCTGCGCTACTTAAGCGCATTAGAGATTCGGAAGAATTAATTGGTGGAGTAATTCTTCCTATTCGCGCTAGACAATCGGCATTGTTTGCTAGACCTAGAGCGAATAGGTTTGACGTTGGTTTTACTGTTAATTTACGTCCTGAAATAATCTCGAAATATAACGAAGAAGAGCAGAAAAAAATTAAAGAAGATATTATACCAAAACTTAGAGACGTTCTACTTTCTTGTGGCAAAAATGATGGCATTACAGATAGAGATAAACGCACTCTGGGGCAAACTTTTCATGAAATGATAGAAGATTTACTAACATTCGGCGCTTTTGCTATTGAAATAAGAAAAGATCAGCTCGGCAAATTCCATAGTTTTAGAGCGGTTGATGCGGGCACTATATATTTTACAATGCGTCAAAAAGGCAAGAGTGTTGAGGCTGAAAATGTTCGCAATGCCGCCAGAATCGCCCTTCAACAATTAACTGGATCTTTAAATGTCGATATTCCAAAATTTGAAGAAGATGGGTACACTTACGTACAAGTTATCGAAGAAGTTCCACGACAAGTTTTCACAGACGAAGAATTAATTTATTGGTCTGGTTCTCCTTCAACTGACATTAATAGGTCTGGTTATCCAACTACTCCAATTGAAAGAATTGTCAGCGCTATTACCACACACATTAATTTGACTACTCATAATAAGATGTATTTCTTGAATGGGAAAGCAGCTCGTAATATTTTGGTTTTTAAGTCACAAAATTTAGAAGAATCTGATATAGCATCAATTAGAGCACAAATGATTGCTCACATTAATTCTTCTAATTCTGCTTTTCGTATGCCCGTTTTTGGAATGGAACCAACTGATGACGTAAGTGTTGTTCCACTAGATCCATCAGGTCGAGATATGGAATTCCAATATCTTGCTGACCTAAACAAGCGTCTCATTTTTGCAGCGTATCAAATGTCACCCGATGAAGTTGCAGCACTTTCTTATTTATCTCGTGGAACAAATAGTCAATCACTATCAGAAAGCAACAACGAATGGAAGCTTCTAGCTGCTCGTGATATTGGATTGCGTCCGCTACTTTTAAGTATAGAAGATTTTTTAAACTTAAGACTTCTACCAAGAATAAATAAAGAATGGGCCGAATTAGTACAAATCAATTTAGAAGGTTTGGACGCTGATTCGCCAGAGAGGGAAGCGACGCGATTACAGCAAGATTCTGCTCTATTTCTTACCATGAATGATATCATGGAAAGAGTGGAAAAAGAAGATGTTCCGATTGGCGGAGAATTTCCCTTAAATGCTGCTTATTTGCAAATACTAGAAAAATATTTCACTAAAGGTCAAATTTTACAAGCTTTTGGTGGAGAAGCATTTAAAGACGCTGATAAAGATCCTGAATTATCATATTATATGGGCGATCAAGCGTGGTTCGCTTTTAAACAAATGCAACAAGCTCAGCAGCAACAGCAAATTATGGCTCAGCAACAAAATCAACCAAAACCTTCAGAAAATGCAGAAGCCTTATCTCAAGGTGAAGATTTAGATTCTGCCTTAGCTCAACTGGGCGAAGTTTTAAATAAGAACGAACAAGCCTTACCCATTTCTCGAAAAGAACTTTTAAAGCGACACAAAATGTCTAAAAAGAAAGTTATGGACGAGTTCGTTAAAGAATCAAAAGAAATGGTTGATAATATAATGGGCGCTTTAACCGGCAAATCGGATGAT